TGGTGACGGCTTTGGTTATTCTGTGTCCTTAAATGATACTGGAGACAAAATGGCTGTTGGAGCATATCAGGACGAGAGCACTGGTCGTGTTTATGTTTTTTCTATAATAAATAATATTTGGATACAAGAAAAAATACTTAGCGGCTCCTTGTCCACTAGTGATGATATGTTTGGATATAAAGTTCTTATGAATCCTAGTGGCAACACAATATTTGTGGGTGTTCCATTTGACGAAAAAGCACTGGTATCATCAACAGGGTTGGTGTATGTTTTTACGAGTGGCAGTTTCGGTTGGACCGAAACTGCGGTGTTGAGTGGTTCGCGCGCAATTGATGCTAGCGATAGTTTTGGATACTCTATTTCTCTTAATTCCTCTGGCAATCGATTGGTTGTCGGCGCCCTTACTGACGATCGTGCATCTGGCGGAACAGATTGCGGATTAGCGTATGTTTTTTCTAGTGGAAGCGGCGGATGGATTGAGACCGCAATATTAAGCGGCACTTTGGCGTCCGGATCCGGTGATTATTTTGGATTTTCTGTTTCGATTAACTCAAATGGAGATAGAGTGGTAGTCGGCGCGCGCCAAGATGAAAGAAGTAGCCAAGTAACTACCCGTAACGAAGGATTGGCCTATGTGTTTGTCAGTTCTAGTGGCGGATGGTCTCAAGATGCTATATTGAGCGGCACACTTGCAACAGATGCGAATGATTATTTTGGTTGTGCAGTATCTATTAACTCTGTTGGCGATCGATTGGTTGTTGGTGCCTTGCAGGATGAAAGATCTGGTGGTGCTGCCTCCAGTGGACTTGCTTATGTTTATAATAGCGGAAGTACCGGCTGGACGCAAAACGGAATATTGAGCGGGACTTTAGCAACTGGATCGGCTGATTATTTCGGATATTCCGTTCTTATGAATTCAAGCGGCAATAAAATAATCATAGGAGCACAGTCAGACGAAATACCAAGTGCATCAGCCGCATATCAAAACTCTGGTCTTGTTTATGTTTTCACTAGTGGAAGTTCTGGGTGGTTTCAGAGCGATATATTGAGTGGAAGCGGTATTCAAGTATCTGATTATTTTGGCTCATCTCTTGCCATCAATTCTAGTGGAGATAAAATTATTATTGGATCCTATGAAGACGAACCACTTACTGCATCAAATGCTGCTAGTTGGGGGACAGTTTATGTCTTTTCGCAAGTACAAACAGTTGACAGCGCTGGAAAAAAATCACTATCTTCTCAAAACGAATCAGTAACGGTCATTAGCGATGGAACCGGAAGTTGGAGTATAATATGACTTACAATCCAAGAATAAAAAACTCAGATAATGGAACGGTAAGAGTATCAGGTAGTGTTGCTGTTAATAAAACAGGAACAAATATAAGTTGCAGTAACTTGACTGTAGATAACTCTTTAACTTTTTCTAATGCAACTGGTAGTACTGGAAAACTATCTATATCTTCTTTTTCCGGAATAAAAACTCCAATAAGAAAAGTATCTGATAATACAAATATAAGTACCGATGACTATGTTTTGCTGGTTAATGCTGGTAGCAAAACAATAAACATATCACTTCCTTCCTCATCTCAAGTTCCGGGGCAGTATTTTGTTGTCAAAAAAACAGATTCTAGTAATAACAATGTGATAATATCTGGTTCCTCAATAAGTGAAAAAATAGATGGGTCAAATGGACAAAGTTTGAAAACAAAAAATGAAACAATAAGACTTGTTAGTGATGGAAGTGGGAGTTGGAGCATAATATGACCTATAATCCAAGAATAACAAATCAACAAAGTGGAGTCGTTGCTGTATCTGGAAACATAGTAGTTGAGGGAGGTGGCTTGATAACTGCCAGCAATCTAACTTGTGATTCTGTAACTTCATCTAATGCTGTTGGCGGAAACCTTAAAATATCTTCTTATGATTACGAACGAACAGTTCCAATAAAAGCGGGTGTTATAAAAACATCTACAAACCTAACATTGACATCCCAGCATCATACAATATTGGTTGAACCATCGTCTGCTAATGTTACAATAACTTTGCCGACCGCCGCAGATCATGTAGGGAGAAACTATGTTATCAAAAAAAATATTTCTTCTTCGTTTAATGTAACAGTAACAGCATCCTTGGCAGCAAATGATATAGATACATCTTCTTCTGTTTCGCTATCTTCTTCTTATCAAACAGTTAGATTAATCAGCGATGGAACTGGTAGTTGGTACATTATTTAACAAAATAGAAAGTACGATATATTCTACCTAAAATGATCTTGGGTTTAGATATAAGCACCAGCATAACTGGATATACTATTTTGGATGACAATGGTGTTGTCGTTGAGTGTGATCATATTGATTTAAAAAACTTTGAAGATACATTTAGCAAAGCAGAGAATGTTGATCTTAAGTTAAATCTACTTTTCCAAAAATATAAGATAGAAAGTGTTTGGATAGAAGAAAGTCTACAAATGTTTTCTATGGGCAAGAGTAGCGCTAAAACAATTGCTACACTAACTAAGTTTAATGGCATAGTTAGTTGGGTGATATACGATCGCTTTAGTATTGTTCCAAAGTATATACCATCTATTTCCGCAAGAAAGTTGTGCGGCATTAAAATGGAAAAAGGCAAAAAAGGCAAGGAATGTGTAATGGAACACATGGGAAAAAATGAAAAATGGTTCCAAATAGAGTATACAAAAAAAGATAATATAAAGCCATATTGTTATGATCGTGCCGACAGTTGGGTTATAGCAATGGCTGGTCATTTAAAAACAGCAAAATAAAGTAACTTGCAAGTTCATATCTGCCGTGATAGCGTTAGTTGATGTTCGACAACCAAAAAGAAGAAATACTAAAAGACATCTTGGGAAATCCCCAGCACTCCGGTGAAGAGGTTCTTTTCTTCTGCAGAAAATGCAATCATCACAAGCCAAAACTAAGCGTAAATGTTCGTAAAAACTGTTTTAAATGTTGGGTTTGTAACTTTACCGGTACAAACTTGACGCGTCTTGTACGACGCTATGGAACTTATCGACACAAACAAGAATGGGCGAAGTATGATGATAAAGTAGACTTATCAGAAGGATCCTTTGTTGATACACTTTTTACAAAACAAGAAAGGGAACAAGTAAGCCTTTCTCTCCCAAAAGAGTTTATAACACTAACTGGAAAGCATAATCCACTATCTAATATACCGCTGCGATACTTGTATGAGCGCGGATTAAAAAGAGAAGATATATTAAAGTGGAAAATAGGTTATTGTCCTGATGGTGAATATGCTGGACGAATAGTGGTTCCAAGTTTTAATCTTGAAGGAAAAATAAATTATTTTATTGCCCGATCATATCGGGACGATTGGATGAAATATAAAAATCCACCACTACATAAAAACTCAATTATCTTTAATGAACTATATGTTGATTGGTGCAGCGATGTTGTATTGACGGAAGGTGTGTTTGATGCTATTGTAGCAGGCAACGCAATACCGCTTCTCGGTTCAACACTTCCGGAGACAAGTAGATTGTTTCAAGAAATAGCAAAACACGATACTCCTATTTATATTGCTCTTGATCCGGACGCAGAAAAGAAAGCAAAACACTTGATTAACGACATGCTACATTACGGTATTGAACTCTATAAAATAGATGTAAGAGGCTTTCAGGATGTTGGTAGCATGAACAGGGAAGAGTTCTTAAAAAGAAAAAGTGCCTCTCTTCCTATGACGCCAGACAATTTATTTAAATATCAATTACAGGGAATATAATGATTAAACTCGCACATTTAGCGGACACACATATCCGCAACTTAAAATATCACGAAGAATACGAAACTGTATTCAAGCAGATTTATAAAACTCTTGAAGAAGAAAAGCCAGATTACATAATCCACTGTGGGGATATAGCACACACAAAAACACAAATCTCACCAGAGTTTGTTGAAATGACTGCGCGGTTCTTGGAAAACTTATCCAAGATTGCTCCACTACATATTATTCTTGGAAACCATGACGGAAACTTAAAAAATAGTTCTCGTCAGGACAGTATTTCGCCTATTGTTAATGCGTTGAATAATAAAAATATTGTCCTTCATAAAGGTTCTGGAGAAAAAATAATTCAGGATGGATTAACATTTAATGTTCTTTCTATCTTTGACGAAGAAAACTGGAAAAAGCCAACAAATCAAGACTGGATAAATATTGCTCTTTATCACGGAGCAATTGCTGGTGTATCAACAGATATTGGCTATACGATGGAGCATTCAGATCATGACCTTTCTATTTTTTCTGGTTTCGATTATGCTCTTCTTGGAGATATTCATAAAACTAATCAGATTGTTGATACAGAAGGTCGTGTTCGCTACCCTGGATCAACTATCCAACAAAACCACGGCGAAACAGACGACAAAGGATTCCTAATTTGGGAAATTGAAGATAAAAATATTTTTAATGTCAGACACTTTGTTGTTCCTAATCCTCGCCCATTTATCACAATTAAATTGGACGAGTTCGGCAAGTTTGACGAGAGCATACAGATAAAAGAAGGTGCGCGCGTTCGTGTAATGAGCGAGCACAATCTTGCCGTTCAGGATATTCGTAAGGCAACAGATGTTATTAAGGTAAAGTATAATCCAGAAAGCATCACGTTCTTAAACAAGGCAACAGAGCGCATCGATATTTCTGAAACATTGCAGAGAGTAAATGTAGAAGATTTGCGAAATCTTGCTACACAAGAAAAACTTATTACAGAATATCTTAAAGACTTTAATCCAACACAAGAAGTATTAACAAAGGTCTTTGAACTAAATAAAAAATATAACACTCTTGTCGAGGAAAACGAAGAAGTTTCCCGCAATGTTCGTTGGTCCCTAAAATCTCTTAAATGGGATCACTTATTTAACTATGGAAAAAATAACGTTATCAACTTTGCCGATCTAAACGGTGTTGTTGGTATATTTGGCAAAAACTTTTCTGGCAAATCTAGCATTATTGATTCTCTGCTTTGGACAATGCAGAACTCAACAAGTAAAAATGTTCGTAAAAATCTAAACATAATAAATCAAAATCAGCAAAGTTGTTCGGCAGAAGCAGAAATAGTTGTAAACAATAAACAATACTTGATTGAGCGCAGCGCCGAAAAATATACAAAGAAGTTAAACGGCGAAGAAACGGCAGAAGCCAAAACTGATGTTTGGTTTTCATCTTGCGAAATAGATCAACCTGAAGATTGCCGTAACTTTGAGCGCGGAAATCTAAATGGGCTCGATCGTAATGAAACGGATAAAAATATTCGAAAAGTATTTGGCACACTTGAAGATTTTCTTTTTACATCTATGGCTTCACAACTTGGATCTCTTGATTTTATAAACGAAGGATCGACGCGTCGTAAGGAGATTCTTGGTAAGTTTATTGATCTGGATATATTTGCAAAAAAATATAAAATGGCAAATACCGATTCAACAGATCTAAAGGCTGCTTTAAAGCGCCTTGAAGGAAAAGACTACGATAAAGATATAAACGAAGCACAAGCAAAGGTCGCAGAACTAAAAGATAAATCACAAGTTCAAAGTTCTGAATGTGAACTAATAAAGGAAGAAACAAAAAAACTATCAGAGCAGATTACAGATATTGATGTACAGATTGGTTCGCTTCCGAAAATAGAAGTCGTAGATCTTTATGAAGCAAACAATGCTTTGGAGAAGATAAAACAGGAAATCCAATCTTTTACCGAAACAATCGGTAAGAATAATAAGTTTGTCGAGGAAAAGCAGGAGGCGCTCGATAAAGCGGCTAAACTTTTAGAAGAAATAAACATAAAAGAAGTAAGTGGACGCAAAGAAGCACTTGAAAAGGCAAACAAGGCTTTAGATAAACTTTTGCACGATGTTGTAGATCAGGAAAAAGAACTTAAAAAGGCAAATAAAGAAATAAAAATCCTAGAAGAAGTGCCTTGCGGTGATGGGTATTTGACGACTTGCAAGTTCTTGACCAATGCAAACTCTACAAAAGAAAACATTCCAGGAACAGAACTATCTATTAACTTGCTAAAGAAGAAAAAAGTTGAACTAGAAAAGGAAATAGAGTCCCTTAATCCAGAAGAAATAGAAAAATCTATTAGTGTTCACAGTGTCCTTCTCGAAAAACGAAGAAATATGGAGTCTCTTATTTCAGGTAAGCGGCTTGAGACAGAAAAACTAAACAATAAACTTATTCTCTCTTCAGCAAATGCCGATAAACTAGAAAAAAATATAGAAGATTATTTCAAGAATGAACAAGTAGCGCTGAAGTTAAAAGATTTGAAGTCTAAAAAGTCTGATTTACTCAATGAAAAGCAGTCTTTGACAAAAAAACTAACAGATTGCGAAGCAAATATATTAAAAATGCATCGCGAGATAGGTTCTCTTGAACAAAAGGTGCAAACCTTGGAAGAATCAAAGAGCGAACTGTTTAAGTTGAGAGAAGAATATACCGCGATTGCTATGTTTGAAAAGGCTATGCACAGTAATGGCATTAGTTATGACATAATCCGCAAAAAACTGCCAGTCATAAACGAAGAAATAGCAAAAATACTTGCTAACGTAGTTAACTTTGAAGTATTTTTTGAGGATGATGGTAAAAAACTAGATATTCTTATTAAGCATCCGAAGTACGATCCTCGTCCGATTGAACTTGGTAGTGGTGCCGAAAAGAGTTTGGCTGCTATGGCTATTCGTTTGGCGTTAACCAAGATCAGTTCATTACCGATCGGGGATATTATGATCTTAGACGAACCAGCAACCGCGCTTGATGAAGAAAATATGGAAGGTTTTATGAGAATATTAGATATGCTAAAAAGTCATTTTAAGACTATTATTTTGATTTCTCATCTTCCAGAACTAAAAGATGTTGCTGATGTTCAAATAACTATTGATAATATAGATGGATATGCTTGTGTGAAAATATAAAAATAAAATATTTATTTTAGATGAGCCATCTATTTATTGTAGATGAACCTATGTGGGTGTCTATGATGATTAGTGGAATATATAAAATATTAAATAAAATAAATGGTAAATTTTATATTGGTAGTAGTATTAATATAAAAACCAGATGGTCTAAGCACAAAAGTTTATTAAGAAACAATAAACACGACAACGAACATTTACAAAATGCTTGGAATATATATGGTGAAGATAGTTTTGAGTTTATAATATTGTATGAAGTTGAACAATGTCTTTTGTTGCAAGAAGAAGAAAATATTATAAAAAATTTAAATTGTTGCGATAGACAGATTGGATATAACAAAACAGAAAATACTCTTTGTCCGATGAGAGGAAAGAAGTTGAGCGAAGAAACGATCTGCAAACTAAGAGCCGCATCTACAGGGAAAAAACATACCGAAGAAACAAAACACAAGATTAGTCAATCAAATAAAAACAAAGTTGTTTCAGAAGAAACTAGAAGAAAAATGAGTGATGCTAAAAAAGGAAAAGAAATCTTACACAAAGAAAAACTTGATAATTCAAAAAAAACAAAACAATTTAGAGAAAAAATAAGTAAATTTGCAAAAACAAGAACTGGTATTAAAAATCCTAACTCTAGATTAAACTTGCAACAGATAGAGACTATAATGCAAGACTTAGAACAAAATATTTTAAAAATTCAAGAAATAGCAAACAAATTTAATGTTTCTCGCTCAACAATAAAAAGAATTAAATATAAACAAACTTACGTAGATTGATATTTATATTAGACGAGCCTGCAACTGCTCTTGACGAAGAAAATATGGAAGGATTTGTAAGAATCATTGATATGCTAAAGACACAGTTCAAGACAATCATACTTATTTCTCACCTAGCAGAGTTAAAAGATGTTGCTGACGTACAAATAACCATTGATAACGTTGATGGTTATGCACATGTGGAGGCATAAATGAATATGGGGAAGATAAAACAACAACTATTAGACCGATTGGTCGGAAAAGTGGTCAGCAGAAAACTTCTTGTATGGATAGTTGCTACTGTTGGTGTGCCGCTCCATTTTATTGACGGTGATCAGTGGATGCAGATTAGCATTATTTATATCGGATCACAGGCTGTTATAACGGGCATTACTGAATATGTTAGAGCCAGCAAAGGTTTACCGTCACGGGCTTCCGAAGAGGGATGAATATTCAAGCAGATATTATAGACGTAATCTTAACTTCACTAGGAATAGTGTTTATAATCTCTTATGCATTGGAGATGTTATATGGTGAAAAGAAATAAAGTTGGATTTTTTAATAGAATATTGAACACAATAAAAAGAAACTGGTATTTATTTGTTATAGCCGCTCTAGGAATAGTAATATTCGGCATGACATATATTCACGGTGGGAAACTGTCTGGATTAATCAACTCTCTTGGAACTTTATCCGATAACTATAGAAAACAAGTTAAAACAATCGATAAGTTATCTGAAAAAAAATCTGCTAGCGACAAGAAGGCAATAAAAGATAGTAAAAAAAATCTGAAAGAGATAGAGGCAAGAGGAAAAGAAAGTTTAGAAAATATTGAAAAAGAAAAGCAGAAAACGGTTGATAATCTGAAGAAGAAGAAATCAAAAGAACTAGCCAAAAAAGTAAAAGACGAGTTTAAGTTATAAAAATGAACACAAATGAATATATCTACAGAGCGTTCGTTATAGATGTCCACGATGGCGATACATGTACCGTTGATATTGACTTAGGTTTTGGTATATGGATGCGAAATCAAAAATTAAGATTTTATGGAATAAATGCTCCGGAGTTAACGGGAGAGCAAAAGCAATCCGGTTTAAAATCCCGCGATTACGTTAGTTCTCTCATATTAAACAAAGAAGTGCTGATAGAGACTCAAAAAGACAAAAGTGAAAAGTATGGCAGATGGTTAGCGACAATATGGATAGATGGAACTAATCTAAACAAAAAGTTGGTAGAGGAAGGCTTTGCAAGAGAATATCTTGTAAAATAAAAAAATGAAAACATTATGCTTAATAATATCATTAACGTTATCTTCAGTTTGTTTCGCTCAAACAGCAGTAGAAAAAGGACAACCATCCCCAGACGATGGTGTGTTTCTAACAAATGAAGAAGCAGCAAAAATACTCGCAGAAAAAGAAGCATGCGAAAAAAGATGTCAAGTTAATATTAAAACAGAAGTAGAAAAACAGAAAACAAACTGCGAAACTGAAAAAAATCTTTTAAAAAATGAACTCGACTTTCAGAAAAATAAGTTTGACGAAATAATCGCTCTTCGCGACAAACAGGAAGAAGAGTTGATCCGAAAAATAAAAGAGCAAAACAACGGACTATATTGGTTTCTTGGTGGTGCTGCTGTTGGAATAGCAGTGGCAGCCGGAACTGTATTAGTGGTTGATTTTATACAAAAATAATATGGATAAAGATTGGGATTACATAGCGGGAGTTGAGCGCGCCATAAAAGAAAAATATGGCGACGCAGCAATACACAACCCAAAAGCAAACTGGAATGAAGAAAAAGAAAAAAAGTACGTTGAACAAGTAAAAGAAAGAGCCGATTCAATCAAGGAAAAAGCCGAAAAACAAGAAACAATCCAAGAAAATGGGTTTTTATTAAAGAAAAAACTAGTTATTAGCAAAACTACTCGGGTTTGTCCCGTCACAAACTGTAACCGTTATTCTTTTAGTATAAAAGATGATGTTTACATGAACAAGTTTGGGTGTTGCCATGAGTGCTACATTCAACATGTGGAAGGACGAGAGGACCTGTGGGGCGAAAGAAAGAAGGTGATTACAAATGATACTAGCAAAACTTGAAGAGGCACTTAAGGCGCTAGAAGGCTGCAAAGAAGATTGTGCAAAAGTTCAAAAAGGCAATCGTTCTGCTGCAACTCGTTTGCGTAAAGATGTAGCCGTTGTTGCAAAACTATTAAAAGAACTACGTGCCGCAGCACTTGAAACTGTTAAAGAAGCAAAAGCAGCAAAAGAAGAGTGATTCACTCGGAGGTTCAACGATGTCCGCAGAACTTATGGAAATAATAAAAGGCATATCACAGGTAATGGCAAATACCTATGATGGTGCGCGTGATGAAAAAGGTGAAAAGATCAAAGCCGGTTTACGCCGCGAAGAAGGTGTTGATTTCCACAAGTTTAATGGAACCTCTGCAGAGTGTCGTCTCCTAGATGGATTCAGGGCTCGTGTTGGATTTTATGCAGACAAAGATGGTGCATGGCCATGTTTAAATGTGAGTTATCACACCGAAGTTAAACTTGAAGAAGCACACGATCCAAAACTAGAAGAAGAAGTGGAAGAACGTATTGCTGATGCTGTTAAATATCTTAAAAAAGAGTTTAAGAAAGTAACAGGTAAAGAACTGGTCGCCGATAAACAGGGCGATCCTGAAATGCGTTTAGAACAAACTTCGCGGATCCGCACCTTTGTTACGGCAAAGTGTTGCTACAAAATCGGCGGTGTTGAAATGCCTAAGTTAGAAAATCCGTCAGACGTTAAACGCTCCGAAGAACTTCAAAAATGGTTAGCATTAGGTGGGCTTAAAAAATGAAAATAACTAAATCAAGATTATTAGAAATCATAAAAGAAGAAGTTGCTTTATATACAAAAAGCAAACAACAAAGTTTATATGAGTTTAATGTTGTTGATTTAATGGAGATGCTCAATGAAGAGCCAGCCGATAAAGACGATGATGGACAAATATCGAAAAAAGAGTTTGAAGAAATAGTCGACTCGGAAGAAGAACATGCTGGATTAGAAGAAGTGGAACAGGTCAAACACAAAGGTAAAACCTATAAAGCGTCGGCATCCACAATGAAGGCTATTAGAGGTGGTGGCGGTGGACCTGGAAAAGTAACACCAGCCGAGTTTAAAAAAGCAGTTGATCAAGCAAAAAGTTGGGCAGATGATCCGGAAGCGGTTGCAGCAGCAGGAAGATTAATCGCAAAGAAAAAAGCCGGCACCATGGAAGAATCAGATGTAGAAGAAGACAAACTGCTAGATCCAAAAACCAAAGAACCACTCAACAAACATAAAAAGCCAAAGCATTGATATGAAATATGGGACATTCTCTTACAAAAGAACAGGTAAAGGAAGAAATAAAAAAGTGTGGTAGAGATCCCACATATTTTATAAGCAACTATTGTAAGATATCTCACCCAGAAAAAGGCTTAATACCATTCGGTCTTTATGGATATCAAGAGCAAACCATAAAAGATTTCGAAGATTATCGATTTAATATCGTATTAAAAGCGCGACAACTTGGTTTATCGACAGCAGTAGCCGGATATATTGCTTGGATGCTTCTTTTCCGCAGACAAAAGAGCGTTCTTGTAATAGCAACAAAACTTGATGTTGCGGCAAACCTTGTAAAAAAAGTTAAAAAAATGATCAAATACGTTCCAGAGTGGTTGCGTATTGCTGAAATAAGTATTGATAATAGAAACAGTTTCGAGTTAAACAACGGTTCGTGGATCAAGGCTTCCTCAACAAGTGAAAGCGCTGGTCGTTCAGAAGCACTATCTTTGCTGGTGATAGATGAAGCGGCATTCGTAGATGGCATGGATGAACTTTGGAAAAGTATATTTCCCACGCTATCAACTGGTGGTCGCTGTGTCGCTATATCAACACCAAATGGTGTTGGTAACTGGTTTCACGAAACATATACAAACGCTGAAAACAAAACAAACGATTTTCATGCGATAAAACTAAACTGGGATGCGCACCCTGAACGCGATCGTGCTTGGTTTGAAGCAACCACGCGAAATATGAACAGGCGAGACGTCGCGCAAGAGTTGGAATGTTCATTTAATGCTTCTGGTGAAGGCGTAATCCATCCAGAAGATATGGAAAAGTTGCGCTCAATAACAGTTGAACCAAAATATCGTACCGGATTTGATCGCAACTATTGGATATGGGAAGAACACAGACCAGAGTTTAAATACTTAATGGTTGCCGACGTTGCTCGCGGCGATGGAAAAGACTATT